ATGTTTGATGATAAGATTACAAGATTACAAAAGAAAGCAAAAGGTAAATTAATCATCAAAGAGTATCCAACTGCATCAGCACATAGTGGACATTTCAGAGGACTACTGAAAGAACTTGCAATTAAGAAATCTTTCAAACCAGATATTATCTTTATTGATTATTTAAACATCTGTGCATCAAGTAGATTTAAAGCTGGAAATAATATGAACTCTTATACAATTATTAAATCTATTGCAGAAGAACTCAGAGGACTTGCAGTAGAAACAAATGTACCTATTATGTCTGCAACACAAACGACAAGAAGTGGATTCTCAAATACAGATGTTGGACTAGAAGATACTGCAGAAAGTTTTGGATTACCTGCAACGGCTGACTTAATGTTTGCATTTATATCCACAGATGAACTAGAAGAACTGAATCAAATCTGTGTCAAACAATTAAAGAACAGATACAATGACCCTACAATGAATAAGAGATTCATCATTGGAATAGATAGAAACAAAATGAAACTATTTGATGTAGAACTCAAAGCACAAGATGAACTTGTAGACCATGGTCAATATGTTACACCTATTGCCGATAAAGGACAAGGATTCGGTAAAGGACAAGGCCCTAATCTATCTGGTAGACCAGATGATGTAAATCCATTCTCAAAAACAGGTCAAGAACAATCCAAAGAAGACAAATACGACAAATTCTCTAAATTAAAAGTTTAATAAATAGATACATAAACTATATTTAAATGGAGAAATTGAATGTCATACAGACGCTCTATAGAGCAGTTAAGACCTGTTCGTACTCAAAAAGTAGACTTACAAGAAAAGGTTCAAATACTTTTAACAGAGGAATCTGAAAAGTTTTCTACTGCTATGGAAAATGTCATTGGTGCATGTTACGAGGCAGCATCTCAACCTGCCAATCAAAAAGAGGCTAAAATGAACGCCTTGATAAAAAAATTTAGTAAAGATTTTAATAATACCAGCACTGTTCATAAGGGAGAAGACCAAGTAAAAAATTGTCTTGCGTTTGGAGAAAAAATTAAAAATGCACTGCCTGGTAAAGGTGACGGAAAATTTGCGGTACAAACAAAAGGAACAATTACAGCAGATTGGAAAAAATGGGGTGGTAAAAACAATACATCTAAAACAGACATAGTGATAGGTAAATTTAAATGTTCAGTAAAAAATGCAGATGGTGCTCAACTTATGAGTGCAAAGTCTGGTGAATCTATTGCTACTGCTGAAGCTGCAGCAGAAGAAATAAATGGAACTAAAAATCCAATACCTGCAAAAACATTAAGTGGTTTAACAGCTGCTATGGATGAGTTGGCACAATTTACATCAGAAGGTTATTATGCATCTATGGATAATTTAAGAGCATTAAAAGAGAAAGGACAAGGTAAAACATTAATAAAATATTTAGAAAAAAAACAAAAAGATTATGAAAAAGATTTAGAAAAATGGGAAAATAGTGGTGGATTAAAAAAAGATAAACCTAAAGGTTTAACTGCAACAGAAAAGAAAATATTGGCAAATAAAGAAAAGGCATCAGAATATAAAACTGTTTTAAAAGGTATAAATGCTGAATTTATGGAAAATGTAGATGGTATCTTTAAACAAAATCAAGATAAAGTTAAAAAATTATTAATAAAAGCATTTGATACTAAAGGTGATTATAAATTAGCATTTGTTCACGAGGCAGCAACAGGTAAAAGAAAGTTTGGAACTGATACAGTACAATATGCAGATTACTTATTAAGTTGGAGAAAAAAATCAAATATTGCTGATTTTGATGTTGATGTTGAAAGTGTTGGAAAAAGAACAGATTCTTTAATCAAAAAATATGCAAAACAAATAGATTTACAAGTAAATTGGAAGTCATCATCTACAACAAAACATGATGGTTATAATTTATATCAAAATGTCCGTCTAGGAGTAAAATCAGCACAAAGTAAAGTAGAAAAACAAGAAGAAAGTTTTCATCAAAAGATAGATGAATATCAAATGCAATTAAATGAAGGTTTAATAACCGAAGTTTGGTTATGGGATAAGATAAAAGAATTAACTCAAAAATTCATGGAAAATATCAAAGGAATATGGAATGGTATTAAAAAATATTTACAACAGGTATTTGAAAAAATTACAGAATTTGCTAGTGAGGGTATAGAAGCTTTATCAAATGGATTAGGATTTGAAATAGAAACTAATGAACCACTTGAAGGTGTAAATTTAAAACTGTGAACAATCTAGCAGAACAATTATTATTCGAAGATAAAGGTGGAAAGAACCTTCATCTAGAACACATAGAAGATGAGATACTTAACTATGGTATTACAGGTGGTCGTGCATCTATAAACTTTATACAGTCACTAAGAGATATGTTTGCTGGTGCAAGTCGTTCATCTATTAACATGACAGTTAAGTGGGATGGTGCTCCTGCAGTCTTTGCTGGAGTAGACCCAGCAGATGGTAAGTTTTTTGTAGGAAAGAAATCAGTCTTTAATGTAGAACCACAACTCTATAAAACAGATGCAGATGTAGACAAATACACATCTGGTGATTTAAATGCAAAACTTAAAGTTGCATTATCAGAGTTTTCAAAATTAGGTATCAAAGGAGTTTTACAAGGTGACTTAATGTTTACAGATGATGTATCTACAGATACTATAGATGGTAAGAAGTATTATACATTCCAACCAAACACTATTGTTTATGCAGTAGATGTTGATTCAGATTTTGGAAGACAAATTAAGAAAGCAAAGATTGGTGTTGTTTGGCATACAACATATACAGGAAAAGAATTACAAAGTATGAAGGCTTCATTTGGAGTAAACATATCAGGTCTTAGAAATGTACCTACTATATGGCAAGATGATGCAACATATAAAGATGTGTCAGGTTCTGCAACATTTACAGAATCAGAAACACAAGCAATAACAAAAGAACTTTCTATTGCTGGTAGAACATTTCAAACAATTAATTCACCTATGTTAACTAAGTTTTTAAATTTACAAAATAGTTTTACAGGTGCATTACTTGGAGCAGGATTAAAGACATATAATAATGTTAGTGTTAGACAAGGTAAACCAATTACAAATCCTAAAGCACATGCTACAGGTTATGTCAAACATGTAGAATTAAAATTACAAGAGATGATTGATAAATCAAAAAGTCCTAAAGGAAAAGATAAGTATAGAAACTTACAAAAAGAATATAAAAGAGAACTAATGAAACATGTTAAAAACTTAACACAAATAGTTACATTTCAAAATGCGATTGTAAATGCTAAAATGTTAATAGTAAAAAAATTAAATCGTGTTAGAAGTGTTGGAACATTTATTAGAACAAGTAATGGATTTAAAGTATCTAACCCAGAAGGTTATGTTGCAATAGATAGAGTGTCTGGTGATGCTGTAAAATTAGTAGATAGAATGGAGTTTAGTTTTAATAACTTTACTGCTATCAAAGCATGGGATAAGTAAGATGAGAAATTTTAAAGAATTTAATCAATTAACAGAAGTTGCAAAGTATGGTGGAATAGATATGAAAAATATCAAAACATATGAAGATGCTTTAAACCCAGAAGTTTATGTTTTCAATATAGCAACATATAGTTTAAGTATTATTAAAAGAATGATTGCTGAAAAATATAAAGCATTAGAGGATGAAATGAAAGCATCAATGAAAAGTGATAGATTACAATATGGAGAAGAACACTTTAAAAAAATACAAGGTAACTTAACATATTTTGTTGGAGCTTTGGCAGATGCTGAAAAACAAATGAAAACACCACAGTATAAAAGAAAATTAACAATGTTAAAAAACAAAAGATGAAAAGATTTATAGATTTACAAGAAGCAACAGGAACAGTATCATTTACTTTTGGTAGATTTAATCCACCAACGACTGGTCATGAAAAACTATGTGATGCTGTAAAGAAAGCAAATCCTAGTGACTATAAAATCTTTGTATCTCATAAACAAGACCCAAATACAGACCCACTTCAATATGCAAAGAAAATTGCATACATGAAACAATCATTTCCTAAACACAAAAATAGTATTGTTGTATCAAAGTCTAGAGAGATTTTTAAAATACTAGTAGAACTAAACAATTACGATAATCTTATTATGGTTGTAGGTTCTGATAGAGTTGCAGAATTTAAAAGAATAATTAACGAATACAATGGTGTTAAAGCAAAACATGGATTCTATGAATATAAAACAGTACAAGTATTGAGTGCTGGAGAAAGAGACCCAGATGCTGAAGGTGCAACAGGAATGTCTGCATCTAAAATGAGAGTTGCCGCTCAAGATAATGA